CCGCTTCTCACTCTGATCGGCGGGATCGCGATGGGCATCAGCGCACTCTCGGGTGTGTTCGCAGTCCTCGCATCGCCTGTGACGATCATCATCGGGTTGATCACCGCGCTGGTCGCAGGGTTCATGTACCTGTGGAACACATCCTCAGCGTTCAGAGCGTTCTTCATCAAGCTGTGGTGGAACATCAAAGACACCGTTCAGTCGGTGGTCAGATTCTTCCAGTCCGCAGTACAGATCATACGTCAGGCATGGGCTGGCATCACTGGATTCTTCAGCGGGATCGTCCAGGGCATCATCAGGACGTTCTCCAACATCAAGAAGAAGATCACCGAGCCGTTCGAGAACGCAAAGCAGACCATCAATGGCATCGTCGAGAGGATCAGCGGGTTCTTCCCGATCCATTTCGGTAATATTTTCAGCGGCCTGAAATTGCCCCACTTCAGTGTCAGCGGCGGAGAGTTCCCATACGGCGTGGCGGGCAAAGGATCGCTGCCGCATTTTTCGATCGAATGGTACAAGAAGGCAGAAGATCAGCCGTATATGTTCTCTGGTGCTACTTTGTTTGGTGCTGGCGAACGCAATGACGAGATCCTGTACGGCAGAAGACAGCTCATGCGCGACATCGCGGAAGCAAGCAGTGCGAACAGCGGGGACATTACGATCAACGTGTACGCATCCGACGGCATGAACGTGAACGAGCTGGCGGCCAAGGTCGAGGCGAGACTGGTCACACTTCAGAAACAGAGGGCTAAAGCATGGGCGTAATAAGCACATATTACAAAGGATTCACTTTCGACGGCATCGACTCGAGAGCGTACGGCGTGTACGTTGCTGAGGTGAACGTGTTTGATACTCCGGAGCGTGACGTCGAAATGATTAAAGTGCCAGGGAGAAACGGCACGATCTCCATCGATCACGGAAGGTTTGAGAACATCGAGGTCGAGTACAAATGCTTTCTGCATGGCGATGACGAGGCGGACTTCAACAGTGCGATCTCTAACTTAAGGAACGCGCTCGCCTCTCGCATCGGGTACAAAAGACTGACAGATGACTTCTACACGGATGAGTACAGGATGGCTTCGTTCAATGACGGCATGAGTGTGTCTCAGGTCGGGCGGAGAACCGGCGACTTTTCGATCAAGTTCAACTGCATGCCGCAGCGCTGGCTGACTTCCGGCGAGACTGAAGAGTCTTGGACGACCACGACGAAGACGCTGACGAACCCGACGCTGTTCGACGCGAAGCCTCTGATCGAGGTCACCGGCCACGGTGTGCTTGCGATCGGCAGCCAGTCGATCACCATCAACGGCACGTCCAGCACGCAGGTGATCCACATCGACTGCGACACGATGGAAGCGTGGGAGATGTCCGGCAGCGCGATGGTCCCACGGAACGATTACATTCAGAACGCGGGCGACGACTTCCCGGTGCTCGTGCCAGGTGCAAACAGCATCCGGATAGGCACAGGTATCTCTAAGGTCGCAATGACGCCAAGGTGGTGGAAAATATGATCCCGATTTTATACGAGCATTCTGAGCGAAGATTCCTAACCAATGGCATCTGTCGTCTCTCTGACTGTATGAGCTGCATCGTCACAGAAGAGCGCAACGGAATATACGAGTGTGAGTTCACATACCCTGTCGATGGAGAGAATTATTCCGAAATAAAGATCGGACGAGTGATAGCTGCAACGCATGATGATACGGGAGATATCCAGCCTTTTGATATCTATGCAAAGAGCGCCCCTATCGATGGGGTGGTTACATTCAATGCACATCATATCAGTTATAGGCTGAGCGATATCGTCGTCATGCCATTTGAGGCTGGATCTTGCTCAGATGCGATGCAGAAGATATCAAAAAACAGCGCAAACACGAATCCGTTCTCATTTTGGACGAGTAAGTCCGCATCAGGGCGGTACAAACTTGACGAGCCGAAAAACGTCAGGAGCGTACTCGGCGGAGAACAAGGGTCTCTGCTGGACGTATATGGCAAGGGCGACTATCAGTTCGACAGGTTCAACGTACGTTTATACACAAACAGAGGAGTCGACTCAGGTGTACAAATAAGATACGGCAAGAACATGACCGACCTGAAGTATACCGAGGATAATTCGGATACTTATAATGCTGTTGTTCCGTACTGGCTCGACTCTCAGACCGGGGAGATAGTGACACTCCCGGAGAAGTATCTTGTGTTCTCCGGTGCAACTCTCCGGACGGCATATTTGACCGATCAGAGCTTCCTCATCATCAGAACCGAAACAGATGAGCCGATTGAGGTGGCTTACACGTCTATCGAGGCATCGACGCTCGATATGAGCAGTGACTTCAAGGACAAGCCAACGGTCGCAGAATTAAGGAATGCAGCGACGACTAAGTTCCAAAATTCTTATGCATGGCTCCCGTCGCAAACGGTCGATGTTGATTTTGTTCAGCTTTGGCAAACGCAGGAGTATAAGGATTATGCTCCTCTTCAGAGAGTCAGGCTGTGCGACACGGTATCAGTATATTATCCGAAGCTCGGAGTCGAAGCAGTCAAAGAAAAAGTCATAAAGACTGTATATAATGTCCTGCTTGACAGATACGATAGTATTGAGCTCGGTACTCCACAGACGACGCTCGCGCAGGCTATGACAGGTACTATTGAGAGCATGATACAGGACTTGCCGACCGTCGACATCATGGACAGCGCAATTCAGTATGCGACAGAGATGATAACCGGCAACAAAGGCGGTTATGTCGTTATGAAACCGAATGCGGCCGGGCAGCCGGAGGAGTTCCTGATCCTCGATAACGAAGATATCAACCAGGCTGTGAACGTGTGGCGATGGAACGCATCAGGGCTCGGTCACTCACACAACGGCTACAATGGACCGTATGATGATGTCGCAATCACGATGGATGGCGCGATCAACGCGAACGCGATCACAGTAGGCAACCTGTGGGCGAATCTGATCACAGCTGGAAAAATCACTTCCAAAAACGGGCTTGTATACTTCGACCTCGATAATAACGAGCTTGCATGTTCCAGCCTTGTCGGTGAAACAACGTCGGCGAATATGGGAGGCTACACATACGGCAGCACATACTACGGCTATCTCCGCATATACAATAGCCGCTCCAAACAGTACGGTCTTTATATAGAGCCGGACGCGAGTGCCGGCACCGTATGGATGGAAGCGGAAAATATGATAAAAATAGAAGCCGCGCCTGTCGGAAATAAAGACCGCTCAGCGTCAAAGGTTACTGTACATAATAGGTACGTAAAATTAGACGCATACAACGGTTATGGATCAAGCGCGACTTGGAAAGCCTCTCTTAGCGTTGGAGAGAACGACACATGGAAGATATACCTATCTGGAGATACTAAAGTCAATGGAAATATTTCTGTAAGTGGGACGAAAGCGAGAGCGGTCAAGACAGAAAACTATGCGGATCGTGCGCTGTATTGCTATGAGACTCCTACTCCATTGTTCGGCGACATAGGAGAGGCGCGGATCGGCGATGATGGCCTGTGTTATGTTGACATCGACGATATCTTCAGCGAGACCATAGAAAACAATGTCGAGTATCAGGTCTTTTTACAGAAAGAGGGCGACGGCGATTGCTGGGTATCAGATAAAGCGCGGCAGTATTTTATTATCGAAGGTACTCCCGGGCTAAAAGTTGCGTGGGAACTGAAAGCAAAGCAAAAAGGGTATGCGATGAAACGGCTCGATTATCCTGGCGAGCTTTTAGAACAGTACATAAATATCGGCGACGATGTGTTTAGTCTTGAGGACTACATCACAGAACAGGAGGAACTCATCAATGGATAAAAACATCATCAAACAGCTCGCTTCTTTCGCGGTGCTCAACGTAAACGGCGGGGACAGGGTAACCTTTACCTATGACGAGATCGACGCTGAAACAGGCGATCTTATTTCCAGCAACAACAAGGGGTCATTCTTCGCGGTTGACTCTGCTCTGAAGGGCAAGATCACAGGCATCAGAAACTACATTTCGGAGAACAAACTCTCTGATTAAGGAGGGACGTTATGCAGATACATGAACTGAACAAATTCAGCGGGGCTCCTGGCTCCGCTGATTATCTTGCGATCGATAACGGATCTGAAACGAAAAAGATCTCCGCAGACAAACTTGGCGGTCTTCTGGAACTCGACACAACTGCGGCGGCAGGAACAACCGATGGTGACCTGTACAGAGCGATACAGGCACTTGGATGGGAAAGCGAGGTGATCGTGTAATGCTCGACATTAAGAAGATGCTGACGAAACTGATGGCATTAGAACAAATAAATTTAACTTCTTCGTATTTGGTAACATCCTTAGCTATAAAAAGGGGCGGCGTCGCAACCTTGAGGATAAATTTGAAGGATTTACCGCAAGGCTCAACAACTATTGCGGCACTTCCAGCAGGGTGGAGACCGCCGATAGATTACGTGGAGAACATAGGGCACGCAAATGGCTCAACACATATGCGTTTGTATGTGCGAAGCAACGGAAATATCGAAGTGTACAATTACGGTTCTGCTATAAGTGGAAGCGCAAACGTGCAACACTCGATAACGTACCTCATCGGCTGATGACAGTTAGTGCGATAAGAATCGCATAAGAAAGGATAAAAAATGAGCATTTACTGTGGATGGGCATCCATCGACGAAAGAGGCAGAGCCTCCGGAGGTGCTGCCGGCGATCAGACCGGGCTCGAGGTCAAGGTCGGCCGCTGGTACTACTTCAGACAGAACTGCGTCCTGCGGTTCAAGGACCGGAGCAAGGCGAAGAAAGCCGCACAGATCTGTCGAGGGATCGCCAACAACAATAGGGTCGGATATGATCAGAACCAGCGCACGACGCTGTATCAGGAGCTGGCCCGCGTCGGATGGGACCCGGCAAGGATCACGAAGCCGGTCGAGACAGACTGCAGCGCGATGGTGGCAGCGATCGTCAACGCGGTCGGCATCAAGGTCAGCAAGGATCTGTGGACAGGCAACATGAGGAGCGCCCTGTATGGCACGGGCGCTTTTTATTTGTACACAGGCAGCGCGTACACTCAAAGCGACCGGCTCCTGATGACAGGCGACATCATCCTGAACGAAGCCTCGCACGTCATCATGGCGCTGGAGGACGGTGCAGATGCATCGAAGAACACCGGAAGCACGGCGACCTCTTCGGGGTCCTCCGCAGTCAAAGAACGGATCAAGAAGGGCCAGCGCGGCCTCAATGATCTCGTTGGCGCGAAGCTGACCATCGACGGCAGCAGAGGGCCAGCGACGAGGAAGGTCGGCATCATGGCCGTGCAGGCAGGGCTCAACCGTGACTTCCGGGCAGGGCTCGAGGTCGACGGATCATACGGTCCAGCAACGCGCGGCGCAGTGTCTCGGCATCCGGGACTGTACGGCATGAGCGGCGTGTATATCCGCGCGATCCAGTGTCTGCTGTACTGTCACGGATATGATCCTAAGGGAATCGACGGGCACTACGGCCCCGGTATGAAGGCGGCCGTCGGTGCCTTCCAGCAGGCCAAGGGTCTCTCCGTCGACTACTCCGTCGGGCCGAAGACAATGTTGCGGCTTGTCAGTTAGGAGGAGGCGATGGATATGACAGCAGCTCTTATATC